TTATTTTAAATCTACTTTAATGGGAAGTTCCCAACGGCGTCTATTAAAAGTCACAGTTCCATCAATGTTGATTGGTAATTGATTACCGTTGTAGTCAAAAACCTTTAGGACTTTACCGCCTTTGTTTACCTCAGCAAGCAAATTACACGAATGCTCAAGCTTTCCAACTTCTGTGACCATAATCATTAATTGCTGCATGATAAAACCTCGAGAGAATACAGTTGAGAATAATTTTGCTCAAAATGTGCAATTATCCAGATTATTGAGCAAATAATTGCACATTAATAAAGGCTCTTACTCAATAGCCTTCACAATCGCACCGTGTCTTGCTTTGCAATCATTATATTTTGTAACTGTATCAACTGACCAGATCATTAAATCTTTACCAGTTGTGCCCTCAATTTCATTTAAATTAGGGCACGGCTGGATGAGATTAGCTGGTATTACCGGCTTTGATAAGGTCGTTGAGTTGCTGCACCCCGTCATCATCAATACAGCTAGACTTATAAACAGGACGCTCCACGATCTTTTGCACTTCACGCTCAATATATTCGACTTTAGTGTTTTGCTCTGCTTTGACTTGCTCATAGTCTGCGCTCACTTTATTGATCTGATTTTGCTTTTCTGCAAGAGCTTTCAAATTCTTGCGCTCAATCTCTTGGATCTGAGATTGACACTTTTGTTCAGCTTCTTTTAGCTGACCAGTTTTGTAATTGAGTACGGCCAAAGATATGGCCAATAAAAAAGCGAGAAACACAATAATGATTTCTCGCCAATATTTAGCAGCAAATACAATCCACATCACTGCGCTCCTATACATTTAGCATGTCTTTCAAGCTGTCTAGTCCAGACGCCATAGCATCCATTTTTACGAATAGAGCAATCGCGCTTTGCAACGTACTTATATTTAAGTAATGAGTCGCAAGCCGCTTTATATTGACCAGCTTTCAAGTGTTTAAGCATTGATGATTTTGCGAATGTTGGCACACCGTATTGATACGTGAAATCAAGGTATAGGTCATATTCAGTTTGTGATAATTTCACGCCCTTCAATGAATCTTTAAACGCGACTTCACGTTTAGCCACATCATTACGCAACCATTTATCTGCGGTCGCACGTGTAATTGGTGGATCTGTCATTTTTACGGGTGAGCCATCTGGCTTGAATGTTGAACCATAGCCCTGTGTTGGCCGATCCCCTTTGACTGGAACCACTGGTTTTGATGTAAACCCTTCATCGTTTTTTACGCCCACAAAAAAAGCAGCCGAAGCTGCTAAGACTGCTGCAATATATTTAGTCTTGTTTGACATTACAGTCACCTTTATTTTTCAAGCTTTCTAAATAGGCTTTAAGTGCAATTTCATCGCGCTTATTTTTCTTTCTGGCGTAGTACCAGTTCATTAAAAAACCAGCTAAACCAATGATGATACTGACCCAAAATGCTAAATCGATTGACCCGATCCACGCCGAAACTGCTCCTGCCACACTTCCCCCGTATGTTGCACCCTTACTGGCCGCCAAAGCGGTCGATGTATCTATAATTTGCTGATTGTCTGCCATGCAGCCCCCTAATTTCGGCAATAAAAAAGCCCTAACTTATTTAAAGCTAAGGCTTGTGGTGGTTTGTTGTGCGTTTAAATTTCATCAAAAACTGAAGCTACAATTTTCGAGAATAGTGCTGCACCGTTGTCGTTAAAGTGAACACCGTCTATCGACAAAGTTGTGCCAGTTTTATCACTTGGCTGCATCCCAGCCCAATAGCTGCCGTAGTAGTTTTCAGCAACAGATTTAAACGTGCTTAAAATCGGAATAAACAGATAGTCTTTACTTGCTATGTAGCGCTCTACAGCTTCATAGTTTTCAAAGTTTGTCTTAACACGACCCACATTCGATGTATCTACTATTGCACCGTTTGTGGCTGCTGTAGTCACAGTTCCAAACTTTGGTTCATATGTAGTGCTATCCCAAGCACCTGCTACCGCGCTTGATGCTGCCAATGTATCGCTATAAAAAATCACATCACACTTTGTATAAGCTTCTGATTTAGCATGCAACGATGTCGGCATATCATTGAACTCATTGAAGTAAGCTCGTTTCGCAATATTGACATAGTGAAGTGGATCAACCGTAAGCGCGGTTGGTTCAGATGCACCCCAATTGATTGTTGTGATTTCAGCTAAAAGCAAGTCGGGGTTAAATGACCAGATATCAGTATCTTGATATTGATCAAGTCTATTCCCATTTGGATCACCCCACTCGAAACCGCCACGTGCGCCATTTATCACACTCAACATAAATTCACGTGGCGACCACTCAAATCCAACAACGTTAAATCTATTACTGTTGTTGCCTTTTGAGATTGTGATCTGTTTTGTCGATCCTATTGAGTTAATGCCCCCGGATGCCTTGTTTTTGCAACGCATTTTTAAACGCTTTTGATATTGAGTATTTCCTTTTGTTTCGGTTGCTGGTGGTTCATACATTGTGAATGTTGCACCATTCGCTTCAACCCATTCTGAACCATTAAATACTTCAACTTTTTCATTACCCTCAGCAATCGAAATTGTGCAATTTCCGCCTTGACTATCTGAACGATAAACAAAGTTAAATTGCCAAGCATTAGCTGGAATTGTCATAGAAACACTTGCATTTGCATCAGTCGTAGTTTTAGTTAGCCCATTTTTAACATGTGCGTAATCATCCCAAATACCGCCTGATACGTTGTTTGTTACAGACCATAAGCTGTTAGAGTAAGTTAAATCCGTATGATCATACCGTCGGTACTTTTGACCGTCCCAGTGTTTGATTAATTTATCAAACACAGCAGAGGCAAGATCATTTGTATGAAGTGCCGCTGGTCGAGTTGTTGCATCTGCTCGATCTGAAGCATACATATTACCTTGTGTTAAAGAGGTTCCTGTCAGTACAACCGTTACATCCTGATTTTTATCTTTAAACTTACGATAAAAATTTGGGCATTTAAAACGTAACTTGTCGAAGTAGTTAAAAGTTGGGAAAACGCTGCGAACAGACATATCAACATTTGGAATCTTTTCTAAAAGAGCATTTGAGATTCTTTCAAAATTGAAGTTATCTGCATAATCATATTTACAGTTCACATAGAGTTTTGACGCGTTTGCAGGGATAGTAATTAGATATTCATTACCACTATCGGTTGCAGCCTGAAAAGCTAAAATGTTTCCAGCAGCATCTGTAATATAAAAATCACCAGCAACACCGAAGCTATTTGTATCAATAGCATAACTTTGTTGAGGCACAACATTTATATCTACAGAAAATAAGCCTGTATTACTATCGCGCTTAATAACACCTTGCTGCGAATAGTAAAATGTAAAATCCTGACGCTTGCCCGATATTGCAAGCATATTCATAACTGTGCTTGAAATTTTTCTATAGTAAAATGTCTTTCTATATTCATAAACGCAATTAATATAGAGCTTTACACCTTTATCCGGAATTTTTAATAGATAAGGTAAATCAGTACCGTCTGCGGCTAGCATAAATGAAAGTAGATTGTTGTTTATATCAGTTACATAACATTCATCAGCGATACCAAAACCTTTTGTATCAATGAGATAATATTCACCTTCTACGACATCTAGTTCAACTGCAAACAACTTAGGATGCTTATCCTTTGTTACTTGCGAACCATTTAATAACTTGTAAAAAGTAAATTCCTGAAAATTGTTGCCATCATAAAGCAATTCAAGTACTGCATTCGGAACCCTTGATGCACTAAAATTGATCTCGTAGTCTTTTAAACAGTTAATAAATAGCTTTGTAGCACCTGCTGGTATAGTTAAAACGTATGCTTGTTGCAGTACATCACTAGAAAACATTAAGTCTATGATTTCGTTATTTGAATCAGTTAAATAGTATGCACCAACAATATTTCCAGGAATTACTTTTGTATCGATAACATATTTTTGATTCTCTGAAACTGACAATTCGATAGCAAAGAATGCTGGATTACTATCTTTAATAACTGTTGAACCATTCAGGCTATAGTAAATAGTATTATCTTTCTTGATTGTAGCAGTGAATATATCTGTCATTAACTCTCTGGCAATCATCGGAAATGATTTAAATGGATTGCCATAGCGAGGATTAATGACTTCATCAATATTTAAAGCTTTACCAGTATCGTCTATATCTCGCTCTAAGTTTCTAAAGGTTTCAGGTGTAAGCGCCATAAATTTTCTCCAAAAAAAATCCCCACATTTGCGGGGATTAATAAAACTAATTAACTAGATAAGATTATTTTTTATGTCACTATCATTTTGATAGTAACGTTCATCAAGGTTTACGAGCGTTAATTCATTTTCAAATACACCCGCCCTTCTCTTGGTCGTTATAAGGAAAAGATCATCATCTTGCCGATCATCGGTAGAGAGTGAATAAACGGTTTTTACTTCACCCTCTGTTACCAGCGCTTCAACTGGTGGACGAGAAAGAACAAAATCAAAATCAGTTTGACCTTGCGTCACCGGAATAATATCTATGTAACCGCTCTTGAGTTGTAGATGGATTACAAATGAATGCTCAGTAGATAGCTTGCAAGGCTGCGAACCTGTGATGTTTAAGCCATTCCAAGCTAAAACCTCGCCCGATAAAATCGCTTGTGAAGGATCACCAAAGAATGTTGGTGCAAGTCGAGTATCATCAACCACTGCTACTGGATCGCCACTACCAACCAGCTCACCTTCTGCAAAACACGAAAAACGACAATTAATTGCTTGAAATTGAATCTTGTTCCAAGCACGCCACGCAACAATATGCGCTTGCTGCTTATAAACAATTCCATAGCCTTCAATTTTTTTCGGGTTAGTGATTTGGTCATTAGGAATTTTCAAAGTTTTTTCAATCCATCCAGCTTCACTATCAACGTATGTCATTTCCACACCGTCATAATTGTTTTCTGGTTTTGTTCGGATTGTCCTAACTTCAGAACGGGCCTTTTTATTTCGGTGATTGAATAATAAATAAGGCTCTCGACCCGCCCGCTCAAGCTCAAAGTAAATCTGACGATTTAGACGGCGATCATTACAGCAAGAGACACCTGCCAACATTCTTAGAATCTCTTCAAATGATTGATTAGCATCATCAATTGTGTAATTAAACTCAGCCATCTTTTCTGAGCCAAAATAATCAACGACCTCATCAAAAACTGAATACAGTTTTTCGACATTTACTTCATTCAATGTCCTTCGACCAATCAACTTATGCAAAGCCAACTCAATTACTAGATCCGGAATAAATCTTGATGGTATTCGAGTATCCGATTTAATCCCGTCTCTGTATGTGTAAACCAAACTTTCTGCTATACAGTTTGTCATACGACTATCAATAGCCGTTGCTGCACGAGTTGCCTGTGTTCGTTGACGAATTAAAACCCGGTTGTCATATACAAGCTTAGATAAATAATGATATGCGTAAGCTGTATAGAACTTGGTTTCATCTGACAGGTCTACAGCATCGCCATTATCATTTGTGCGGCGTGCTCTAAAACGCACTGCACCTGTGAATGGCAATGTAATCCACATTGAACCACCGACACTATCACGGTTATTTGCTTTACCATTAAGGCGTATTGTTTGATTATAAACATTGCCCGTTGGGTTCCCGTTTACTACTTGCTGATATTCGACATAAATATCTACAAACTTTGCAGATGAGCCTTGATAGATACCATTAAGCGCTTGGAAATTAAGCAGTAGACCTGTAGCTTTTGCCGACTCAATCGTAAACCAACCGATATAATTTTCTTGACTACCTCTCAGCTTAATTGTGCCAACACTTGTTTTTTGGTCTGCTAGGTCTGCAAGTTTATTCCAGTCATCATTTACAGCACTCGGAGTGGCTAAAGAAATTTGCTTGTTAGCTTTATCCACGCCAGTTACTACGTAATTACCATCCAAGAAAATATTTGCATTATTAGCCGTAAGATTTGCTGACAAATTGGCCGTTAAGACTTCGGTAAGATTTGCAAAGTTTGAGTTTGTTGAAACTGGATTCTTTAAATGGATCGTATAAACACCAGATACATATGCAATAGAATCAATATCATATAAACCTGCAAGATCTAGTTGACCACGCACAGGATCAGTGACAAGCAAAGAAGTCACATTGATTTTTCGGTAATTTTGAAAATCAACAACGGTTTGGTTTGAAGCAATTGAGAACGTATTATTGGTATTGTCTACTTCAACTTGTCCAGTAATAGCTAAGTCATTAATACCAAAATTCGCCCCACTAATAATTAACGAATCGTTAATATCAAAAGCATTGAATCTATCTGCTGTACCTTGATTATTTGCCTTAATTAAATTTGGATACTGGAAATAAATGTCACTCGCTTCAATACGTGTGCTATTTGGCGGCAAAAGAGTTTGTCCGTTAATAGAAGCATTTTGACGGGCAATAACTGGCGGCTGGTCAAATGTATCACCCCACTTAAATATAGTTTCATTTCCTACAATTGACTGGTTATGCCCATACACAGAAACACTTGTGCCCGGTATCTCTTGAATTGGTGTATCGCCCGACTTGAAGTTTGAGACTTGAACAGGGTTTTCACAGATACACATTAAAGATTCTTCAACCTCTACCCCATCTTTAAAATACTTAACGACTGGTGCAAAGAGATCTGGCACAGCTTTAACACATCCTAAAATGAATGGAATACGTTGTTTTAATCTTTGCTTATTTTCAGGATCAGACAAGTTATTATTGCTTGAACCTGTTGACGTTCCATTTCCAGAATTTGGTTTTGGCACCTTAACTAAGGCAGAAACAGCAGAGCCAAGAACTTTAGTGGCCACCCAAGTAACAAATGATGAAAGCTCCCCAGGGTGGCAAACAATACTGCATTCGTCTGCAATTTCGGTTAATCGCGCAATTGAAGCCTTATCTTTTAAAGTTGGCGTTATGTCATTTTCAGGACAAGGATTACCATGATAAATTTTTGCTTGAGGGAATTGTTTTTTTACTTTAAGAAATTCAAACAGAATGTTATCTGTATCGATTACATCAACTTCGTTCTTGTTGAGAGAGTTCTGGTAAAGATAAATTTGGCTCATAATATCGAATCCGACTAAAAATACTATTCGCCTGCTCTACAGTGATTCGCTGAGGCCCGCGTTCGATTAAATGAAAAATTCGACCTTGAAAAAAAAGCCCGACATGCGAGCTTTGATCTAGGTAAGTCATTAAGACAATGCAGCCGTCTTTTGGCTTTTTGATGTGCTTGTTTCTATGAACTGTATTGCGGGAAGTCTTGATGGATTCTTGTAATGGTCCAGTAAGTCCCAAAAAACACGGCGTGTAATCTTTCCCAAAGATGACCTTTGCGGCCAAGATGACGAAATGCACACAATGGAACTTTTCTGGATCATAGACACAATAAAAAAGCTGACGAATATTCATGAGTAAAATCCCTCTAAACTAGGATCTGTACTTGCCGAATAAATTTCCCCATTTCCTGAATCATTCAAACCGGGAGCTTGCGCCTCAAAGCTAGTGCCTTTCCAATCCCTTGTAATTACAATAACTTCAAGTCCTTTAGCATATGTACACGGTAGGTCATATTTGCCGATAACATATGCTCTATAATTCAATATAGGTGGTATTCGAACCGGGTCTTTTAAAACAAGATCAACCAAGTCGGGGATTTCAGATCCTACATCACCGATAGCTGCCGTAATTTTTTGATCCAAGTTCTCCTCTTCATTACTCCGTGTAATATTGAGAGGAGCAAAAGAATAGGTAAAAGTCTGCCCATCCTCATGTGTTAGATCCATCGGATCACTACTATTCACAATATATCGAAGTACACGATGCCAATTGGGGTGTGATACTTCGATACATTCAAGCAAGCCAACTGGCCCGGATGACTGGTCTAAAACTGCTAGCATTTCATCAGTAATAATCATCACTAAACTCCTGTAGCGTTCGGGAACCATTCATTTGGTACTTTTTCAATTGTGCCTATAACTGCCGGGCCTCCATTTTGCCAAGCCTCAATAATGTCCCTGTCATTTTCATGATCACGGTGAATAGGCTTGATTCTTAGCTGAAAACTGAGTTGAAGGATTTTTCCATCTCGCTCTACTTCTTTTGGGCGCGAATCTGCAACAAACCTGCACTCGCATTCCTCTAGCCTTGCATTGTCTAATGCTAGCCTCCAAAGCCAGTTACTAGGTTTGTACTGCTTGTCACGCCAAAAAGCCCAGAAGTACTCCTTTTCATCCTCGTTATTTAGAGAGATAGATACGTTTACCGTGTGCCAAGCTCCTACAAAAAAAGGGACCTGTCTTGGAGGCCCCCCTTCTGTTTCTTGCTCTCGCAAATTGTTGCCCGGTGTAAAGTCATACCCCTTTAACAACGGGCAAAGCATGAATCTATCCAATTTTTACCCCCTATTGCGTGACACGTTAAAGTTTTCCTGCATGGCCTGACTGTACCTGCTGTTAGGGTCGTATACATCCTCAATGGTCACATACACCTTCCCATCATCCCCGACCTGCGTATCAACACTAGCTTTACTATTGTTGTAAACCACAACTTGAGGTCCTCTATCCTTTTGATTGCTCAAATAGTTAGTAAGGTCTTTGTTCTGGTTAGGGTTCAATACACGTTCACCACCATCAAGCAACCAAGTCCCCTCTTTGGGCACACTATCAATACCGTTGTGCGCCATACCTGTAAGGTTTACAGATTTGATCTGAGCTGCTTGTGCAACTTGTACTGCTACAGCAGCACCAGCCAAAACAGGTGCAATGTATGGCCCGATCATTGGTATTAATGAAGCAGATGTATAAACGTTTGAGTAAGTCTGTGGTGCATTCATAATTGCTTGAGCAACTGCAAATGCTTTAGACATGGCAAACATGGTTTTATAGGCTGCCGATTGTTCACCCATTAAACCACCCATTAAATCAGCCATCCCCCCCAAAGTTTCAGAAGCAACCCTTGCTCCAAGTGCCGACTTTTTAAGCTCATAATTTTGATCGATCATAACCATACGATCTTTATGTGCTTGCCAAATTGCCTCTTGTTCTGCGGCTGACTCCGAAAGAGCTGCTTGTGCTTCTGCAAGGGCCATAGATTGTGAAGTTTGCCCAAGTCTCTCTTGATCCAGTTGATAAAGATCACTTGAGCCATTTAGGCTTGCGTTAGTGCTATCCCACGCCATGCTCGCTTGGGTTGCTTTATCTAACTTTCCTAATTGCTCTTGAGCTTGTAGTAACGCAATTCGCTTTTGCTGTTCGTCCTTAGAGATTTGTGAATTAAGTAAAATCTGCGAACGCTCGAATGAAAAGCGTATTTGCATATTTTCCAGTTCAGTTCTTAAAAATGCACTCGCATCACTTAAGCGTTGTTCTTGAGCAAGCTTTTCCCAAGCTATTTCCTGTTGTTTTTGACGCTCCAAAGCTGCAGTAATTTCTGCTTTTTTTGTTGTGTCATACTCAACATTTGCATTAACAAGTTGCTTTTGAATATCGTAATCACGTTCAATTTGCTTTATACGATCAGTTTCAAAAGAGAAGTATTGGTTATACTCCTGTTCTTTTTCAGCTTTTAATTTCGCAATTTGAGCGGCATATAAAGCATCCTCTTGAGCAAGTTTTTCCTTTAACTGTGGTGTTCCAGCATAGGCGAAGGTAATCTTTTCAATATTATCTTGATGCTCTTTTGCAAGTCGTTGAGCTTCGGTGTAATACCGAGCATCGACATCTTTTTTAGCATCATCAATGGCTTTTTGAGATTCAGCAGCCTTATTAATTAATTCAAGTTGATCTGCCTGTGTAGGCATTAAAATTGAATTGTCTACAGTAGATTTTCCAGATACTCCGGCGAACCACTTCTGGAAACCCGGTGCGTAACCAGCAACCTCTTTACGCTTGCTATCTGATAGACCACCTCTCAAATACGTTCTTAAGCCACCTGCACCCGCATTGTAGGCCATGAGTGCTTTATCCATGGCTCCAAAATCAGCCAAATGTTTAGATAAGTCTTTAGCTGCTGCTGTTGCAATTTCTTCAGTAGAACTTTTGGCATTAAGTCCATATTGCTTTCTAAACACACTCGTTGTTTGGAAAAGACCAATTGCCCCGGTAGAACTTCTTGCTCCAGCATCAGCTCCAGATTCTTGAAGAATCAATGCGGCAAGTGTTCCAGCAGGCAAACCATATAAACTTTCGATTTGAGCAAAATTATTTGTCTTTGCAATACCTTGCGCACGAGCAATTGCCGCCAACTCGTCTTTACTAAAAGTATAATTTTTTAGATTGAAGTTCTCGCGGGCAGCAAGTAGCACATCCTTTGGCAATGGTGCTTTAAAAGCATTTTCTCCATTTGCTGCGATCTGTGCATCAGCATATGCATTCGCTTTATCTACACTTACCCCCTCTCTTACAAGTGTCTTTATATACCCTTCCCTAAGTACATCTTGTTTAGCTTGGGTAATGTATTCACGTTGTTTTTGTGTCAGTGATTGCCATGCCTTAGTAGAGTCTTTGACGGCTTTTGCTTGGTCCTGTTGCGCCTTGGTTGCATCATTGGTTACATCTTTAACTAATTTTTGGATATCTTTTTGACGATCTATAGAGTTATTTGCAGCATTAATTTTCGTATCTAATTCAGCTACAAACTTAAGTGTGCTCTCACTTACCAAGCCTTGCTTTTGTAGCTGAGCAAAAGCATTCTTAGCTTCATCCCCACCTTGTTTTAAGCTAGCAAGGTACGCTTGAATCGCAGTAAATTGCTTAATATCACCTTGAACTTTTAAGTCGTTTTCAAATTGTTCTAAAGCCGTAAAAAGACTTTTTAGTTCTTTGGTTTGTTTTTCAATTTGCTCACTAGCCTCAATACCTTTTATAGCTAATTGCGCTGCGGTAAAGCTTTTATATTTTTCTCGAAGTTCACTAAGTGCTAAACCTTGCTCTTCAAATGCACTTGTTGCATCTTCAGTGTGTTTGGTCATCAATAAATATGCACCACCAGCTACAGCAATTTGTGTTGCTAACATTGCCAATCCAGCGGAACCACCAAGTAAAGCCATGACTCCAGCTGTAGCACCAGCAGATCTAGCAAAGCTTGCTAAGCCCACGCCCGCACGAACTGCAAAAATAGCAGTTTGCCCAAGTTGATATGTAGCGACAACCAAAGCAGGAACAAATCTAGTTGCAATGCCAGCAGATACGGCAATAGTTACCGCTTTAATATCATCCCAATTCTCTATAACCGTTTCGATAGCAGGAACGACACTATTTATTAATCTAGCTTCAACCCCTTGCCATTGTAGATCCATTAATTGAAGACTTTCTTTTGCTTCTGCCAAGCTCCTAACTAAATCATCAGACATGATTGCACCAGCTTTTTCAGCCGCGTCACCCCATTTTTTAAATCCTTCACCACCATTTTCTAGCAATGGGATAAGTAAAGAAGAATCTGAAATGATTGCTTCCATGTAGAATTTCATATCATTGGTAGAGGCTCCAGCTTTTTCCAATGAGTTATAAAATAGTTGAAGTGCTTCTGGACCGGACAGCTTTTGAAACTGTTGAATCGTTACACCAACTTTAGGGGCGATATTGGTGAAAAAGTCAGCTAAAGGCCCACCACCAGTTTGTTGGAAATCGCCTATACGATCTTGCATGTCTTTCATTTTATCTGCAAAAGATTCCAATGAAATTCCAGCAGTTTCTGCCCCTTTAGCGTAATACTGAAATTCACGCACTGAAGCATTCGCAAGCTTTGAAAACTTTTGAATATCATTTCCAGTCTGAATAACTTGATCACTAAAAGTGACAAGCTGAGCCACCGAAAGACCAGCAATCGCTCCACTCAGTGCACTTACAGCAATAGCAGCAATGTTTAAAGAATTAGCAATCCCTTGACTCGATGTTCGCGCCTGTCGCTCAGCTCTACTTAGTGGCTCTGAAAAACTAGCCGTCTGAACCACTAGATCTAGGGTTAATTTGCCAAGTGAAGTTGTGGCCATTACTTTTCTCCGGGCAATAAAAAACCGCCTTACGGCGGTTCATTGAGATGGTCTGGTTTAAAGTTTACTCTCAGCCTCACTAAAACCAGTTGTGTTAAATTTGAATTGTCTTGTTCCATTTCTATAAAATGGAACCTCAATAGTAATTGAATTAAATTTTTTAATATTTTCTAAAAAAGCAGCAGAATTACCATAGAAGGCAAGAATAGTCCCATCTGTACCTTGTACATCATGAATGGAAACATCCATTTTCTGTACTGAATTTTCGCCAAATTTCACAAAAACATCACATCCATATCGCCCGCAATCATATTGGCCTTTATCTATTGTTAAAAAAACTCTTGGTGTGCCTGTTTTAGAATCTAATATATCTAGTTGAAGTCTATTTTCTCCATCATATGGGAATTTTAGATCTGCATTATTCTCCGACCTAACAGCAAGCCATTTTAATTCCTTATTACGCATTTCATCTTTACTAACTACAACCTTCCAATTGGATTCAGAAACTTTTTCCCTGCTTTCTGAAGCGATAGAAGAAGATATTTTATTGTCTTTTTCGCAACCAGCACCCACCAAACATAGGGCAAAAATTATCAAGACTCTATTCATTTACACACCGTTTTTCAATTTTCTTCAATTTAACAAAACGGCGTGTAAATGTCACATGCCCCACCTTATGACAGGACTAGTTACTATGGAATCTTTCTAGATATTCCTCTAATGACAATTCATTGTCATCGTCTGGAGGCGTTTCATGAGGCATAAATATATAAGGGTCTACTTTTGTTCCCTCTTTAACTTTGAAGCCTGTGTAATGTGCCATCCAGCTTCCAAAGCTTTGCTCTAAACGGCGACCAAAGAAAAGAGAGCCATATTTTTGACGATAGGCTCTCCATTCCATCAACTCTTTATGACTAATGTTTAATTCGGCTTCTGCTAAAGTGCTTCCACCGATTCCATTGAGGACGAGTTCAATGAGGAGTTCTCTGTCTGCAAGCTCTTCTTCCGAGACTTTCCCAAAAAATTATTAACTTCATCAGCAGCAGCATACATAGCATTTATTAAACTAGGCTCTGCTTTATAGATGTCATTAACACTTGAGAAAAAAGGTGTTCCCTTTTGATCTGAGCAAATTGAACCAAGTAATTGAGCAGCTTGCATGTGAGTTGAATCGATTTTCTTAACTTTTGAATCCTCAAGATTCTCATAATTAAGATCCCATTCAATTGCTTTGGATGCCTCGCGACTTTCCTTGAAGTTCATTTTTTTAACAAAAATATCAGCTTCAAGTTCAACAATATCACCAAGTTCTAATGAATTGTTTTTCGTCAATTTTTTAAGTGACCCAATATTACTTTCAGTCGCTTCAACATTCCACTTGACGGCTTTTTTAACTGGAACGTTTAGAGTAGTTACACTCTGCTTTAAGTCTGTAATGCTGATCTTAGCCATTATGGAGCCACCTTACGTTTAGTTGGTGTTACACCAGAAGTTCGGATTAAGGTAAATGAATAAGCAACCACAGCATCTACTTCAAAAGCATTTGGTGCAGTAGGGTTAATATAACCCTTAAAAGACCACCACATGCGATCTTCAGGAAGATCAATACCACTGGCTGGATCATAGGTCGGAGGGGTTGCAGCATGACCCGAACCAACATGCCATTCTAAAATCTCTCCAGATTCGGCAATTTCAATTAATTTGTCATGACTGGTGTTCGTATCATCGTAATCGATTTCTACTGCACCTTCACCGGGATCACGCATACCGCGAACATACTGTTTTGAGTCTGCATCAAGACAAGTTACATCAATTTTTTGAAATGAATCTTGCCCCAAGTCAATCCGTTTAGAGCAAACAAAACGAACCACTTGACCATTTAACACAGTAAATAACTGTGTTTTTTGAGTTTTAACATTAGCCATTAAGAGCGCTCCTTTTAGGCATAAAAAAAGCACCCGATTGGGTGCTAAGTGAAAATATGGTTTAAGTTTTATTAGCGGTTTACGATCCAGCTAACATCAAAAGAATAGTGGGGCATTCCTGTTACGGGGTCCTTATCTGCCTCGCCATAACGAACCACATAACAATCAAGTTCAATTGCGAAGCGAATTGCTTTTGCAACCTGCTCAACAACATCCTCATCAGTTGCATATACATCAATTTGAATAATTGCATTATCTGAAACAGGGCGTGAATCAAGGTTGCTATTTGAATCACCAGAAATTGTTTGCCAAGTAACATACGGTGTTTCTGGCTCATCTGGAGCTAATCCAAACTTCCAGACACGTAAAATATTATCGTTTTCAAGTAGAGCCTTAACCGCTGGATCTGCTCTGGCTAATTTAAAAATTGGAACATCAATCATTAAGCTGCACCTAAAACCACGCTGAGTTCAAAATTAAACACCTGAACAAATTTATCGGTAACTTGTTCAATGTTTTCGTATAAAGCAGGGCGTAAAAATGGAGTAGCAGGTTGTTTACTTGTGCCTAACTCAAGGAATCGCCAGTAAAAGACTCGACCGTCCGCTTGGTAAGTTTGACCAACACGCCCAGCACGTCTATTTTGAGCATTGTTTGTATATGGGATACGTGCACCACCACGCACCCCCACGCGCATAACCAAAGTGTTTTTATTTCTACTCCGGCCATTTTGAACCACAATTTCTTTCCAGATTTTTTCTGGAGTGGTGGGATCATCTAGCCGTTTAACTTTTTGACGGGCTTCATCCCGAGCAATGTTAATTGCCTGCCGCATAGCTTTACGGGCGATACGTTTTACAGTCTTTTCATTGCCGATTGCCTGCATTTTTCTTAAAGCAGGCTCCAAACCATGTATTTGAGTTGTCATAATTTACCCATTCCATGCTTTTTCGCCTGTAGATAAGTTGATGGTTAAATACTCACGGCGTGAGTCGGGATCTCGCATAGGGTTACCATCAATCTTGTAAAAGTAACCATCAAAAAGAACCCGCATTGTGCTATCAACTTGTTTTGTTGTGCTGCTATATCGCACCTTAGCACGGGCCTGTATCGAGCTATTGGCTGCTTTGGCCGCAATAACATCCCTTGTTGAAAGGTCGGTAACTTCTGCCCAAATTGTTGCAAAATTAGACCATGAGGTGATTAATTTTCCAGTGTTTTGGTCTTGGGTTTGAATTGCTTTCTGAATAGTGATGCGGTGCTTTAGTTTTGGAGTAATGCTGGGCATATTAGACCCCCATTTCTCTAATAGGCTGTAAAATATCCCAATATGCTTGAGGTTTTCCTTCTAGACTTCGGCTGTACTTATACTCAATAAATATCAACCGGGCATTATCTAACTTCTTGCAGTCCACAATGTCCGTTTCAGAAGTTCTTTCTGACTCATTTGAAATAATTTTTCGGTCGATGTCGAGCGCTATTTCTTCATCGGCTTGAGCTATCCATTCAAGAAAAAGCACATCCTCATCATCGTGATCAACTCGACATTGCAACTTAGCTCGTTCGAGTGTGATCATTTTGAATTATTCCGTCTTGTAGCTGGTTTTGGTGGATCAACTTTTGTTTGGTATTCACGTAAAACTTTATTTTCTACCAAATGCCTTACCACGTTTGGATCTGCGGTTCGAATATCGCCCTCTTTGTAGTCTTTATCTCCAAAGTGTGGGCGCAAAACTTCATATTCTTTCATTTTGGCCTCTCTAAATGGGATGGTGACGAACACCACCCCAAAATGAATTAACCACCCGTAGCAGGAGTATAAGAGCCATATACAAGCGATTTAGGCTTATAAACAGCTAATGCTCCACGGGTTTCAGCAAGTAAGGTACGTTTATTTGATGTGAAATCATCGCCCTGCATACCGATTTGCACAGCAGCACCCCAGCGCTCAAAGTATTGAGCTGCAGTATTGAATGCACCTGTTAAGAATTTACCTGCATCCATTGCAGCGGTTTGAACTACAGGCAAGCCCCATAATGTTGGAACTGCTTGTGATTGCGGATTCCCGATGATGTAGTTGCCGTTTGCATCTTTTTGCGTTTCCATCAACGCCCAGTCAATTGGGTTGAGTACATGGCCGTTTGCAAAGTCATCGGCCAATACAACTTGAAGCATTGCAAAACGCAATACATCAAACATATTTGGCGTTGCTGGAGCACCTGCAGGCGGAGCATAAGCAGTCGCTTGAGGGATTAAACCAAGCATATTGCCATTGGTTCCATCACCAGCAAGAATTTGCTTTTCAAGCTTGATGTCAAGACCATGGCGCAAAATGTTGTCAATGAATGACTGCAATGCTGGTGCATCACTTAACATTTGAGTGGTCGTTTTTAACCAGTGAGCAATTACAACTGCTTTGGCATCTTTATCTTCAAATGTAATTCCAGATTCTGGCTTGTTTGCACCTTCTGCAACTACTGCTGCATTATTGGTGAATTCTTTCATTTGAACATATTCAATGAGATTCCCGCTCATGCTGCCACCTGCCAAAATATCGCGGATGGTAAGACGCATTTGGTTTGGTAACTGCAAACCAAGATTGGTGGCAGGAATAATTTTTCCAACCTCAGTCGTACCAATTGTGTTCTTCAGCTCAACACGCTGAATTCCACGATACTGCGACTCAGCAGCATTTTTGTATTCTGTAGTTTCAACAAACTCACCACCCATGGTTTGCTTTTTGGTTTCAACTTCACCATTACCACGGCGTGCAGCTTTCTGCTCCAGTTCTGTCAGTTTGTTTTTAACTTCATTTAACGTAGTTAAAGCTTCGTCCGCTTTATCTTTGGCGCTTTGTGAGATTTCTTCACTTTTTGCTTGTTTGCCTTTGAACTCTTCGGCGATTTCTTTAACTGTATCAACGTGTTTTTGGAACTCTTGAGCGAGTTGTTCTAAAGTTTTTTCAGTCATTACTGATTCCTCGTAAAATATTTAAGGCATTTGAAATTGATTTCGCTTTTTCGTTTTCACCCTCTGACTCGCTCAAAAGATGACGCAAACCCTTACTAGCGATGACAGTGGCTTGCGTTTTTGAAAATCCTGACTCTCTCAGGAACTTTTCAAATTCTGGTAGGGATGGCAGCTCGCCATCTTGTAATTTGGATTTAACGGAACTGATTAGGGTTTCTGGATTGGAAGGAAAAGCAACAATTGAACCCTCCACCAACTCCAGTTCCAGCAGTTCGCGGATTAGTGAGTCTGGATCGCGTCTATAAGACTTGGTGATATAGCCAATGGACATGCCATCAATCGCGCCAACCTTCATCAGCGCATAAATAGCTTTAGCGCGCGGCACATCGTCAATTAAGAGACGACCTTCTACGTACAACCCTTTTTCGTCTTCACGCATTTCGGTGAAAATTCCAATTGGTTCAGATGGGTTGTGGTCCCAAAAGATTGCTGGGTACTTGCCTTTTGCTTTCCACTCTTGAAGGGTTTTGGCAAAAGCCCCCTTGCGGATGATGTCGCCATGTGAATCTAGGTTGTCAAAAGCAGCCAAGTAGCCAGAAAAAAAGCCACCCTCTTGGGTGGCTTTAATTTCTAAATTAAGTTTAAGTCTATCCACTGGTTTTCCCCTGATCTTTCAAACCGACCATTTGCATTTGAACCATTAACTCATCGCCACCCGGTAAAGGCGCTAAATCTTCTAAATCCCGCACTTCATTACGGGTCATGACACCGTTTTGAATCATGTTTGTGTAGAACCCTGAGCGTGTAGCGCTATCGGCCCGCAATAAGCCTTCAACGGCAAATTTTGGTCTGTATTTGTATTTTTCACTTGGTAAAAACAATCTCTTTGTGATTGTCTGCTCATATCGAACTAATTGCGGATTAAGTGAATAGGTCAAAAAACCCCTATTAGTCTGCTCAAGACTTGAAGCCCATGAACTTGCTTTGTTTGTATGACCTATTAACTGAGGTGGAACTCCAAATGCACGGCATATTTCTTCAATACCGAAATACCGAGATTCAAGTAACTGAGCATCAACTGGGTTGATTCGAATGCTATTTGAGCCAGAAAGTTTCATTCCAGCCTCAAGCACCATGTACTTGCCTGCATTCTCCGGCTTACTAAATTCGCTTAAGTGATTTCTTAGCCGTTCACGTTGCTCTTTAGTTAAGGTTTGCTCTCCAGTCTCCAAAAAGCCACCAACCTTTAAGCCATTTTTAAACCAGTCCTGTGCTTGATTATTTGCATCAAACTGCATGCCTATAGTTTGAGCAAAAAACTGAATAGCAGATAAACCAACAAGTCCATCAAGAGTAAAACCTTTAAAATGCAAGATTTGGTCTTCTGAATAGACTGTTGTTTTCCCATTTTCAGTGTAATGAAAATCGATCGATCCATAATCATTACGTTTTACAACCATACCACTCGGGAAAAGTGGCTCAAGAGCAATTACTTTTCCGCTTGAGTCTTTTGTAATAAGGTTGTATGCATTCCCCCATAAATCAACACAAGCAACTTGAACTTGCCAAAACTCACTTGCACACATATCGGCATTGGGTGAATCGTGCAAAATACGGTAAAGGTAATGATCAGTAGCAAGACGTTTATTGTTGTCGTACAGCTGTAAAGGAAGAGTTGAGATAGTTTCAGCTCTTAATTTTACACACGCCCAGACCGCGGAAAGTTTCAAAGCTGTTTCTGGTGTGACAACCGATCCACCGGGTGATAAATAACTATCAAATGGATAAGACGAATCGCCTTTTTTTAATTGTGTATTTCCAGTCAATCGTGACCAGAAGCGGGACCAAAACCCCGGCTCTTGTGTGGTACTCATGCTATCACGACATCCTCTAAGTATTCGTCAATATCAACGCGATTGGCAGGCTCAGGATTGCTTGACATCAAAGCAGCGGCGTTAAACATTGCAATCACGGGGTCAATTTTTCCCTTGCCAGATTCTTGCTTTGTAATCATTAGTGCATTGCCTGAAACTTTGCCTTTTGCGTTACTAACCGCCCACTTAACTAGCTCTTGCTTAGCTGGAATAAAGGTTCCTGCTGCTAGTTTTCGCTCTAAAGTCATCCCATAACCTGACAACTCAAAACCTTGTTTAACGGCGATTAATGCAGTCTCGGGGATTCCAGAATCTAGCAATCCGTCAACAAGAGATGGCATCCCCAAGCGGTCTAGTCCAAAACCCTGTTTAGGCATCTTGCCAGTGTCAAAGATTTGCTTTGCTATTAATCCTGCTTGAGCAACGTCATCACCAATACTTTCAACAATCACAAGCTCACCAGCAGCTATAAAGTCATCCATACGCTGCTTATTTTCTTTTCTTCGCTCTAAGGCAATTGGATGAAGCCAAGACTTTGACCAACCACGCCATAAAGTGTGATATTTTTTGTCTCGCCCAATGGCATACATTGAAAACAGGTCATCAAGGCCACCACCATCAAAACCCACAGTGATGCATTCTGATTGTTCAATTAGATAATCAAGGTCAAAAACAACCTCTTTTTTCTCCCAAAAGTCTGCACCTGCCCAGCGGTTAGCACGTAAATTCATGCCGATCTGTACATTAAGGCGCTTAGCATAGAAGTCTTTTAGGTCGTCTTCGCCTGCATATTTTGCCTTTTCGAAATCATCTAATAGCTGCTCAGGGTCAACACTTGTCCCAAAATTTGGATTAGGTATATGGAAATTTGCTGGGTCCTTATATTCTTCTGATTCGATCATTTCATCTGGAAATTCATAAATCAGAGGGAGGAATTTTTTATTAATTATCTTCCCGTCACGAACATCGCGGGCATAATCAAGCTTGCTTTTAAATACTCCACAAGGCGGCTCTTTTGATTGTGTTGACAACCAAATCAAACAACCCTCGTGACGAGATGCCAAACCACCAGTTGCTTCACGAAACATCGAACCAGCATTGGACATGGTTTGAAATAAATGCAGCTCGTCAACCAAAATCCATGAAGCTTTTTTACCACCTGTTGACTTGTCATCAGCAGCAACAACTTTAAGAGTTGCTTGCGTTCCTTGATGTGTAATTGTTTTGGTGTGCTCGGAAATGGTCATCATTTCATCTAATTCAGGATCCGCTTTAATCGCATCCCGGATAGGATTAAAAGAGTTGTCGGCAACTTCTTTTGTTGGTGCCAAAATGATGAGTTCTGCAGATAACCGACTATTCAAAATAAAAGCCGTGAGCATAATGAATGCCGCAATTGTTGATTTTGTATTTTTCTTAGGAATTAAAAGAAAAAATTCGTTAATCAAACGGCGTTTTGACTTTTTGTCATATGCTCCAAAAATTGCAGCAACAAACTCGGTTACCCACTCCCGAACAATTTCCCCCATTTCTGGAGAATCCAGAACATCTACAACTTTTAAGGAATTGAATGTTCTTAAAGCCACGTCTGCCACATCTTGAAATAGTGGCTTGCATGGCATCAAAGATTGACCTTTAACGATGCGATCTGCCCAATCTGGGCAAGCAGTTGTCCAGTCTGGTAGTTTTGCAGTCATTTAAATGGTCCATGAAAAAAACCGCCAGAAGGCGGCATAAAAATTTGTCTGACAGGTTGCGAACCCCTGCATTTAGATATTTACAGTAACGTGTGGGTTACGGGACCCAGCTTGCCCCTGATAGCTCCTACGTAATCTAACTCGTCTCGCTAGCCGTTACTGCTACTTGCTGTATCGCCTACAGATTCAGACAAAACTGTTATTCAACTTTTAAAATGTAAAAAGCACATTTGTTAAACGTGTCATAGTGATCATGCTGTAAGGCTTTAGCTTCTTTTTCTACTTCTGCTCTTGTTAAATCACTAAATTCAAAGTGCTTAAAACCCTTATCATCAACAAACCAAGTATGGAGAATTACAACGTAATTCCCACGAGCAATAGTTTTTTCGACCTTTTCTTTTTTGAAAAACATATAAATCTCCTAACTAGGCAATTGATTGTCCAAAGTTGCATATTTACCAGTTTTGGTAGCTTCTTTGGCCTTATCTTGTTTGGTTTCTTTCTTACCTTTTTCCGCAACCTTGCCATGCTTATAAGGAAGTGCTGCAATTGCTGCTTGCATTCTTAGTGGTAGCTTGTTGCCGTTAAAGTTCATGACCTTAATTAAGAAATCTAAAGGGTCGTCACCTTCAAACTGAAATTCCTCAAGCGGTTTTTCATCTTCACCGCTATTTTCTGTTTGTTTTTCAGGTTTAACATTTGGTTGATTAGATGTTAAAGATCGGCCTTCTTTTTTGGCCTTTAACATTTCGATATAAACAATAATCTCAGGATCTTTAGCTAATCTTGCACCCGCTGCAGATGCAGTTTTTTCTGCATAACCTGCTGAAATTGCTGCTTCTTTATTTGTCTTGCCGTCAACAATGGCAAGAGCAAATTTTTCCATTTTCTCTGTTAATGCCATTGCTCTACCTTTAACTTGATTTTAACTTTTTGCTTTAACTTTTTCTGAAAGGGAATTTTTTTTATAAATGCGATGGGGGGCGGTGTCCAACGGCGAAGGGCTTGGAACTTTTGATCTCCCCCCCTGCCTGCTGGATTTTTGTGCGTCATTTTGGTGCATACCAAATATATTTAATAAAGCTTACAACCCGCTTCTATCTCTTCAGGTTCTGCATGCCGTACCTTGCTTAAATCTGCATAATCGCCTGACGTAAAGTAAACCTTCCCATACTCTACCTTTTCAACTGTCATAAGGTCAGTCCAAGCACCTAGCAAGGCAACCACTTCACCTTTAATAAAATCTTGGGTAGTCATAGTCTGCTCTCCTGTTGGGTTTTCTTTTTATGGCATGGAACACAAAGAGACTGGAGGTTGGATTCATCATCCGTTCCACCTCTTGCCACATTCACAATATGGTCAAGCTCTAAGTCTTTAGTGACGATTCCACAACATTGACAGGTCCACTCATCACGTAAATGGATCTTAGCTTTAAGACGGCGCCACGGACGGCCACCACGACCAGAACCCCAATTGTTTTGTTTAGAGTTCTTCTGGCTTTGTGCGGGTGCCTGTAGCGTCTGCAACTTGTTCTTGAATGTTTGGAGTTTCATTTAAGTTTACTCGCGCATCTACACCATTAAGTAAGTCAATGGATATCCAATCAATATCTAAACCTTTATGTTGATACTCTTGGACCAACTTAACTAAACGGAGCTCCAATTGTTTACGCAAAACTTCCGGGGTTTCGAGCTCAAGTACAATGTGAGGTTGTTTAGACTCACGACCCAATTCATGAAAACTCAAACGATTATTAATAATGCTCTTCTGAATCATCTTGCTCACCTATCCGCCTCAAACCAAGATTTGCCAAGTCCTCATCACTAAGCTGCTCAAGGGTTACTGATTTATCTATAGCAGCAATGCTTAAACCTGTTTGCTTTGCTATAGCTTTTAATTCTTTGTGAAAACCTTCTTTTTGATGTGATGAAACAAAACTTCTTGAATCATATTTAACGATCAAATATTTCGTTTCAGGTTTGATTTGCTCTATATCGAAATTCATAACATCACCCATCTAGTGATCCTGACCGTTGTGCTGGTTCACTATCTTCAAGCATTAATAGAACTTCGGATAACTGAGCAGATTGTTCTGCATTGATTTGGACGATCAAGCTATTCTGTTCGACCAGCCTATTGTTGTGGTCAGTCAGCTTATTGTTTTGCTCTATCAGTTTGTTTGTCTGTTCAATCAGCTTAAGCACCACGTCTTGCAAATTTGAATCATTGCTCATTTTGATAACACCACTTAAGGTCATCCGGGATAATCAACATCACGCCCAAGTCTCTATGTGCATAGATGTTGATCTTATCCAGATATTTGGTAAATTCTTTAATGGTGGCCTTCTTGCTTTGCAGGTGGTCTTTAATGAAGGTATTGACCAAAACTTGGTAATCCTTTTCAAGTTGACGGCGCTTAGGTCCATCGAATGCTTGAATAACATCTTTAAAGTTCTGCAAAGCCATGTACTTTTCTGCAGTCTCTTGCCGACCCTCAACATAGATCCGGGCAAGAAACTTTTTCTTAAAAAGTAAATGAAGGTCATCCTTTGAGTTACCAGTCTTTTGCTTGATCTGCTCAAGCCAAGCCCAGTAAAGCCGGTTTTGTGCGGCGCTTCTATCGTCTTCTTTCTGATTGATTCTAACGACTAAAGGTTTGCCTTCTGCGGCTGCTTTGGAGTGGTTATTGTTCAGATAGTTAATTACCTGAACAATTCCTGAATAACTATTGATTGGGAATGTTGCTGGTTCCATATTCCCACCTATACCTTATTCATCCACAACAGGACGTTTACCAGCTTCTAAAACTGGAATGTTTGCCTCAGTTGGGACATATACAATTTGTTGAATTTTGCCATCACGTAAAGCATCACCAAATGCGCCAATAAACTCTTGTTTACGGTACTCCGGGTAATCTTTTGCAGCCTGACCAATAGTTTTGATCGCTTCTGCTCGTAACTTAGCACTTTCAAGTTCAGCTCGCGCCGTTTGGACCTGAATCATTTTTGACTGTTCAGCTTCTGCCAATAGTGCTTGACCGTTCATGCCCTGCTTCCACACCTTATAGTGAGGCCATGCAAACATAATCAAAACAATGACAATTAAAATGGCAAGAAAGCAAAGTGCGGCTAATACCACATCAGCTTGACCTTTCTGGTTGGTTTTCATTTCTCGCTTCCTTTTTCTAGGCACAAAAAAAGAGCCTTTCGGCTCCGATTAAACTAAAAACCACCCGAGGGTGGCTTAATTCTTTCTAGTAAATTGGTTTACCATTTTCTCTATTAATTCTTGTGTGAGATTTTCAGGGTACGAAATCCTAACCTCATATCCAACAATAGTTATGATGCCATAAGGCCCATTTGTTCCAGCTATTGGGTCATATGAACCATCATCCATTAATATTTTGATGAAAGAAAAATTCTCACCGTCATATACAGCCTCATAATCAACATGCTTAACCATTGTAAATCCTTACACCAATTACGTTGGTTAAATCATATCAAAATAAATCTTGTTCTGACTCAAGCATTGCGTTGGTTCGCTTAAGCCATTTATTAAATAGCTCCTCGCTTTCCTGTCTGCTCCCTAGTTGGTAGGTATCAAATAAATGATGGCAGGAAAAACACATAGAAACAGTTTTAGAGTCGCAAGCCTTAATGGATCTGCCCTTACCGTCTTTACTAGAATTAGAATGCGCGGCTTGGCTTGGTGCTGGTGCACCACATCTCATGCATGGCAGCTTGCGTACTTCGGCTAATCGTTTGGAATCACGCATTCAACATGGACCGTAAATTGTTAATCTTGTTTTTCAGTCGAATGATGATTCGATCTATAACAAGCATTTCTTCACGGCTTAACCCGGTGCGAGACAAGTTCTGGTAGCGGCTTAATTCATCCGAATATTTGTTTAGATTTTTCTTAGCTTCGCTTGTATCCATGTTCGCCACCCAATGCCTGTTTTAATTCTGACAATTTGTAGTGTGAATGTGGATTGTGAACACCGACAATACACTTATCTGTGTAAAACCCATGTACCTTAAAATGCTCATTCCATTCATCCACAAAATAAACAGCTTCTTGGTGTGCACTCTCAAGAATCTTTTTAATTCCCTTAGCTCCAAGCTTCTCTAAAAGTTTTTTAGCTTTCATATATCCCCCGAAAAAATAAAAGCCCCGCCAATAACTAGTATTTGGCAGGGCTTCATGCGCCGTAATCCGTTCGGCAAAATTGAGAGGCGCCCCAACAAAGCACCTCTCGCGAGATAAGATTTTTATCTTTCCAGAAACGCAAAAAGCCCATCAACTCAATGACAGGCTTTAATCTAGTTTCGCCTTCTTGCGTATGGTGCAAGGGTTACTTACTAATTTAGTTGCACCTTATTTACACTTCGCACAACTTTAACATAAAAATACCACTAGCCCTGATCAGGGTCAAGTGCTCAAGCAAAATTATTTGCATATTTCTCAATAATTTTTTGCTCATGTGGTTTCGTAAATAACACGGCGAATTGAACTAGGTTTTCAGGGGTAAATAAGCGATTACCTCTTTTTATATAGTCCTCCAACTCCCTTAAATTTTGGTCATGCTGTCTAAGTTTTTTAAATAATGCCTTAATTGCCACCCCGTCCATTTGGTTGGGGTTCTTGATTTCCCTGTACAGACGATCAAAGTAGTCCTTTAACCTTTCAGCATTATGCCAATTGGCGATAACATCATATTCAGCAATATTTGCGACCAAAACCCGCTTGATGTCTGAGATGTTCTTTCTACCACTTAGGATTTCAGCATTGATTTCTTCTTTTGTTTTGAAGTAATCAATAAAAATAGATCCGTTGCTTGTTACCTCTTGCCTAATTCTCATTCGTATCCAGCAATCCAATGCATCTTCTTTAAAGCTCTTTACTGCCATCTTTATTTGCAAAAATGTCATTTTGCCCGACTGGTTCAAAATTCTTTCTAGACTTTCCTTTAACTGTGGCAGCTTTTCAAACATTGCCTTAATTTGCAGATATTGATTAGCATTGTCTCTAAGATGCTTGAACTGTTTAGCTTTTTCATCAAAGGTCACACCAAAGTGTTTTTTCCCGCACTTATGGCCAATGATAATTTCATTGCCATCATGCAGTGCTGCGATATAACCCTTTTGGTGCTTTCTACCGCAACTAGAAATTCCACAACTAACAAAATCCCTTAATACATAAAAACCAACTAAATCAGAGATAGTGTTTTGAACATCCTCACCCCTAGCAATCGTCACTTTTTCAACAAAATTAGGTCTAGATGTGATTTCTTCAAAATTTGTTATTAAATTAAAATGTTGCGGATTTTCTATCATTCTTGCTCACCGTTGTTTAATCTTCATACAATTATCTGAATTACCAATAAATATCAATAGTTAGATCATACTGAGCCATTTTTATATCTAATAAACTGGTAGCGATTGTGCAAAGCTGCTAAGCCACAACGAACATCGTATTTTGCATCCATGGCTGTTCGCTCTGGAGTTACTAACTGAGTCCATGATTTTTGATTGAAGTAACGCTCTATAATTGCGTCCATCCAATCAAGCATAGCCTCAGAAGTGCAGCCGTCTAAAATATCAATAATCAAGCGCTGTACGGCTCTAGCCTCGTCATCTGTAATTAAGCAGACATTTGGTTTCTTTGAGTGTTTATCAATGAAGTTTTCATCACAAAGGTAATAGGAAATGATCTTTTCTCTATCTCCCTTCTTAAGTCTTAGTTTTGCTTTCTTAATCGCTCCCACTAACGGATTTTCAGTAGATCCACCAAATCTAATCATAGCACCCTGCCAATAACCAAATTGACGCAACCATTCCGGCAAATCGTATTTAGACCAATCAACACCCTGCATGATATGTAACTTTGAATTCATAGATCCCAACCCTCATTTGCCGCTTTATTTGATGTATTCATGCTTACTTGCTTTCTTAGTTCGTCACGTTCTTGCTTAACCTTTTTCAAGTGATGTTCATGCCCAATTGTTTCGCCGTGATGAGATGCTTTCAGTTCTTCAATTGATTGATCTTGCTGCTTAATGATCTTGTGTTGATGGTTTACCAGCCACTTGAGTTTGCCTATTCTGATTTGTGTTGCTTCTGCCTCTACAGCAACCTCATCAGCTTTAATGGCTGCCTCAAATATTGAGAACACACCCCATAAGAGAACGAGCCATAAAAACCATGACGGGAAGCCATTGGCAGAGAGCGCTGTATATACAATTGCCACCATGCCAAAAATAGAAAATCTCGCAAAAACCAAATCAAGGTCCGGTTTAATTTTTTTCTGAATCATGCCTTGCGCTCCCCACTTGACATATCCACCAAACCACCATGGACAGCTATTAATTCTCTTTGAACTTCCCCTGTATCGCTATGTGAATGTCCAAGCATTAAAGCTATCCCATCACCAACAATAAGGTAATTTGCATCTGGAAAGCTTTTGCGAACATCTTTCATCAACCTTTCAAAACCTTTGGCCAGTTCTTTAAATTGCTTTTCAAAGTTAGGATTAATCCAATTAAGTAGCGAATTAGCATTCACATCTCCACCAGCAATAACGTTCAATACCTCCTGATTGTTCATGCAAATTCTGATTACTCCGTCATGTCCAGACTCGCTTTCTTTTTTAAACTTTTCTATCAAATTTGATCTTCTTAATTTTACGTATAAACAATTTGCTGCACTGGTTTCCGCATCTCTTACCCCTTGTCCATAAGCGCTGCGTAAGGACATCATTTTTTTGTAAGTCATTTGTTCTTTCATGCTTTACGCTCCCACTTATTAGAACGGTAAAAAATTAGGTATAAAGACAACAAAAATTGAGTTAAATGAGCGAACGCCAGATACTTACCCCCATCAAATACAGCTAGAGCCGATATACATAAAAAGAAAAAAGTGATATCCATGAAGGCTAGTGAAAAGCGAAATTTAGCTAGACTTCCTGAATACTGGTGCAGCTTTGCAGCTATTGCAGCTACAACCAGTCCCATAAAAGTAGCAATACAGATAACGGTCATAATGATTAGGAATGTTTTCATTCTTCTAGCTCCTGAATGGCTTTAAATCTACACATGTCTAAATGCTCTTGAACTCGGACTGCCCCCCTTTTCCCGTGTCGGTTTTTGGCAATAATTAATTCTGTAACCCCAAGAGGTTGAAGTGTTTTGTCATCAGTTAATGGATTAACAAGGATGATCTGGTCTGCATCCTGTTCTATTTGTCCCGACTCTTTAATATCGGATGATTTAGGCTTTTTGCCTTTCTCTGACTCGCGATTTAATTGAACGAGCGCTACAACCGGGCATTCAAACTCCTTAGCCATTGATTTGAGCTCACGGCTAATAGAGCCAACTTCCTGAAAACGATCTTTCTTGCTTGGATCTCTTACGAGCTGTAGATAGTCAACAATAATGCACCCAAGCTTTATGCCTGCTTTGGCAAAACGGCGCTTAGCTCTCCTTGCATATGCTCTTACTTCACTAATGCTTGGTTTTTGCTTTGGCTCTATCCATATAGGCAGATCGCTATAAACTTGTTTGTAATTTGCATATTCCTTTAGCAGCCCATCGTAAAGTGTTGCATTGTGTAGGTTGTTGTATGGAATGGAACTAAGTGAGCTAAACATACGATTAGATAGTGTTTCTTTGTCCATTTCTGCTGATATGAAAAGAACACCCTCTTTTTTAAGCATTGCCGTATCAATTGCCATCATTTGGGCTAAAGTTGACTTCCCAGAACCGGGACGTCCACCAACTACACAAAAATGACCGTTTTGTACGGTTCCTAACATCTCATCTAGTGTTTTAAGGTTGAACTTAACACCTGTTGTTTCGTGTCTGCTCTGCTTATCAAACTTGTCAATCATTTGCTCTAAGGCACTATCGAGAGCACTTCCAAAACTTGCTCCCATATCTGCATCATCCGTCTTATCTACTTGCCCAAGAAGATTTTCAGCCTCAACAAATACATCAGGCAAAGTTGTATCTTTCGCCATTGCAGCAATACGTAAACCAATCTGCTCAATTCTTCGATGTGTTTTGAGTTTATTTAACTGAGTGACATAACTTTCAGCGTTGTAAAAACTACTCGGCGCATCTTGCATAAGTTGAATTAAGTATTCTTCCCCACCCATCAAATGCAAAACGTTTTTGCCTTTTAGGTAGTTACTCACCATTACCACGTCATACGGACAATTGCTTTCTGATAGCTCTACGATTGCCTTGTATATTTGTTGATGACGATCTGAGTAAAAACACTCTGCATCCAATTCTTGACCAATTGTCTCTAGTGACAAAGCTGTAGTCATTAGAGCAGCAAGAACACATTGCTCCATGTTCACATCATGAATATTTGAACTAAACCCCATTACCATCTCCCTTCAATTACTTTGTATTGAGTGGGTGCTGGTTGCTCATCCTCAGTTTGAGGCTGGGTAGCAACCTGAGCTGGATTAGACATGGCAAGAAAGTGATCAAGCTTGGTTGCATCGCGGCAAATTAGCGTTAGATCAGTATGATTGCCCTCAATATGGAATTGAGATTTAGAGCACCCAACAATAGCTGTCTTGATATCTTCAACCGTGTAACCCTCTTTGAGTCTTGCTTGAATTTTGGATTTGCGCGGGTTATCAAGAACGGTTCGATTATTCTTGTTAAACGTCACTTTCCAAAACTCGAAAACCTCTTGAATCTCATTTTTGAAATTCTCTTTAGGCTTTTCAGCAGACATAGGTTCGCCGTTAGGCGGACATATATTATTTTCTTGGTTAGATGGTTCGTTGGTTAGATGGTTAGATGGTTTAGGCTTTGTTTGGGTTTCTTTGGGTTTTTCTGGGTTTAATTCGCTTTCATTTGGGTTTTCTTGGCTTTCATTTTTAAAGCCAGAATTATCAAAATCATTCCCATTATTACCAGAATCATTTTTTGGGTTTTTCTTTGGGCGACCACCTTTTTTGCCATTCTCTGCTTGTTTAGCAAGGAAGGCTCTATACTTTTCAAGCTCTTCTTTAATGTGGTTTTGAATATAAACCCCGTCCTCATTTAATTTGAAAAACTTCTTAAGTACAAATTTAACAGCGTCAATTTCTTCCTCAGATTCCGCCCATACCCATTCAATAGCCTCTTCAAGCGTTGGGAACGATTCACGGTCGTAACAGGCATCCATGAGCAAGTTATAAACCCCATGCTGCAAGATATTTAATCTTCCAGCCTTGCGGTAATAGTCGCCTATATTTCGCTCGTAGTAATGCATTACAACTTATCCTTTGCTCTTAAACGATTGATTACGGCGCTCTCAAAGCGGTTGATTAGTGCGTACAGGTGCCAGTTCTTTCGCAAGTCTTCAATGACTTCTTTGGCGCTGTGAGATGTTTTGTCAAAGTCCTTTTCAATACCTAAAGCTTTTTCAAGATCCCTGTGTGTTTCTCTATAAGCATCAAGCGTTTCAACATAAGCAGCATGATCTACTTGCCATTGAGTAAAGACCTGATCTTCTTCAACGTCTGGGCTTGCACAGATTGAATTTTGTGCTAGTATTGGTTCATTCATTTTGGTTCGCTCCAAATACGATATTCAAACCGCTATCTGTTACAGCAGATGGCGGTTTAATTTTTTGATAAATCAATATTGAGTAATTCACTATTGGCGGGTCTTAATTCGATCCAGATATCTTGGTATGTATCTGGGAAAAGCTCTTTTCGTGTACATACCCCCATATCCTCAGCTATTACAGCAAGCCTGATTTTTCGATCGACAGGTATTGAACTCCATCCAGATACGGATGCAGCTGTTATTCCAAGAAGTCTTGCAACAGCGTTGACTCCACCTAATTTTTTAATAAGTTGAGCATCATTCATTTAATTCTCCTTGCTCACACAATTATTAGGTATGCCTAATATAAAATCAATAGGGACACCTAATAAATTTTGTGTTAGGATTGCCTAACTTTATGAGGATATTTTATGAACACTCTTGCTGAACGTTTGAGATACGCAATGGAAATATTGCCACCTAAAAAAGTTAAAGGTATTGATCTTGCTCGTGCAGTTGGTGTTAAGCCACCTTCTGTAAGCGATTGGTTATCAGGCAGATCAAAAACAATGGAAGGAGAAAATCTAATAAAAGCAGCCAAATTTCTAGGAGTTAATCCTGATTGGTTGGCGACTGGTGCGGGAGAGCCCAAAGAAATTAATGAAGTAAAATTTAAAAACTTAGATATTGAAGCCTTTAAGCAGAAGTACAATATTCCAGATAGTGAAGAAGCTGTTAAATTTGTCCAAACACCAACTAAGCCATTCCCTATTCAAAAAAGATACGTTCCTGTTAAAGCCTATTCAAAGATGGGTATGGATGGGTATTTCACAGATATGGGTTACGAAGGTAACGGTGGTGATGGTTATGTTCCAACTCATACAGCGGGTCCAAGAGCCTACGGTATTAAAGGCACTGGCGACTCAATGTTTCCAGCAATTCGTAATGGTTGGTATGTAGTTTGCGACCCTGATGCTGAGCTAGTGCCGACTGAATTCGTTCAGGTGTGCCTGAAGGATGGGAGATGTACCATTAAAGAATTTATTGGAATCCATAATAATGTACTAAGCCTTATTGCAGTAAATGGCGGTGAACGCCTTACTTTCAACATGGATGAAGTTGAAAGTATTACAGCTATTACAGATATCGTACCGCCTAGCCAACACAGACAAGAACACCCTTATTCGCATTAATTACGGGAAGCCTTATGGACAACTCAAAACTACCAATCAACCAGATTATTGCACGTATTAATGATGCTGCGAAACATGGTGAAGCTTTGGTGCTAACAGCCGAAGAAGTGAAGATTCTTTCTAAAGATATTGGCGACAAAGTCTTTATTCCTGTGCTTACTAATGAGCAGGTCGTGCAGTTGGTAAAAGAAGGAAAGCTTGGACAGAAAATTAATAACACAAAAGATTAATAAACTGTGAACCCGACACAGTCTTTACAACAGATCGGGTGGGGGTAAAAATGCAATATTCTTTAGAATTAATAACTCACAATGTTGATAATAATATTATTCATCAACGTTCAAGTGATGGATATGTTAATGCAACTGCACTTTGTAGGGCTGTTGGGAAACAATTTAATGACTATAGTAGAACCAAGACCACACAAGCTTTTCTTGCTGCTTTATCTAGGTCTACGAAAATTCCCGTAGACCTTTTAGTTATAACAATTAGTGATGGCGATAATTATCGTCGGGGCACTTGGGTCCATCCACAAGTTGCAATCAATTTAGGGCAATGGTGTTCTCCAGAATTTGCTGTAGCAGTTGCTCAATTTGTGAATGCTTGGGCTACTGGTACATTAACTCAAAAAAACAAGATGCCATATCATCTTGAGAGATATGTCCAAAATATGAATGAAATACCACATACACACTTCTCAATGTTAAATGAATTAACCTTTAATCTGATCGCTCCAATGGAAAACCGGGGATACACTCTTCCAGAGAATATGGTTCCTGATATTTCAGAGGGAAAAATGTTTAGCAAATGGTTAAGGGATGTCAAAGGTATTGATACAAGTGCACTTCCATCCTACAGCCACAGATACCAAGATGGTAGAATTGTTCAAGCTAGACTATATCCTATTGAATTATTGCCAGATTTTAGAAAACATTTTCATGAGGTTTGGATACCACAGAAAGCGCTAACTTATTTTAGGGAAAGAGATCCACAAGCTCTACCATATTTAACACAAGTATATGCTCTAACCTACAATTAATTATTGAACGTTCCAACCCACCCCGTGTGGGTTTTCTTTTATCTATCAAATAAAAAAATTAGGAATACCAAATTTAATTAGGCTTCCCTATTGACATTAAAATTAGGCAAGCCTAATATTTATATCAACAAACACAAAAAGCCCCACACTGTGGAGCTGATTTACTAACTAGATGCTTTCTCTGTCCTCTACCAAAATTTCAGAGCAGCATCGCTATAACTGGTGCTTTATTATGAACCAAATCACAGATATTAGTCAACAGGGCTGCATTAGCCCATACCTTCGCTCATCAAACAAAAACAAGACTCCTGAAAAGATGCTTGCCCAAATTAATGCATGGTTGCTTGATGAGGACTTTTGTCATTATTTTTCAATTCAAATACAAGGCCAAGAGGTTTATCCATTCGGCGTGATAAATCGTCCGTTCTTTCATCTTGATCAAGCAGAAAGAAAGCTAGAAAGCTTAAAAAGCGCAAACCCTAAAATTTGTTACTACGTGAGTTATGGTGCTTTTGCTAAATCAATCTTAGATTTTGAAAATGAAAATGCCCCTATGTGGGAGCGTGTTTGGCTTAATCAACATGAATTCCGTTTGATCAAATTGAATGTTGAAAAAATGGCTGAAGAAGATTTAGTTAAGCTAATTCCAAACTATAAAGACGTTCTAACTTGGCAAGCAGAACAAAACACAAGTCAAAGCTGTCATTACTATTTTGCTCAATCTTTTGATGATTCAGAAAATGAGATTACCACATCATCACCATTCTATTTCAACCTTAAAGATGCATTGATAGCTAAGTTGTATTTTGAAAAAACAATGCCTAAACGCCGCTTCAAAATTCATTCTGGAGTTATGTCTACACAAGGATTAATGAAGCTTGATGGTAGAACAAGTGAACACTTTCAAGGCTTAGTTGATGCTCACAAAGAGCGCTTAGCTTCACTTAAAAAATAAAGGGGAATAATCATGCGTACTAGTTCACAACTCTTTCCAGAAAACAAAAGCGTGACTGTGGATGACCTTATTGCAGCTCGTAGTGAAGCTAAGAATGATATGGGTGATATCAATGCCCTACTGTCCGCAATTGAGCTAAGTCTTGTTGAAAAACTAAAGGATCACAACTTAAGTAAGTTTGCCTTTGATAAAACCTTTCGCTTGATTGATATTGCCAAAACTCAAGCAGATTTATCTCAGGATTATCACAACGGTGAGCTTGCTCAATTAACTGGTGGTCAATACCAACTTGATGAGTTGAAAAATAATATTACACACCTAGAGGTTGTCCCAGAGACGCAAGTAATCAACACAAATCATTTAGATCCAGCGAATGCAGCTATCTCTAAAACACTTGCAGAAGGTTTTAAAAATGACGGACGGCGTTAATTACGCCGACCTCTCTAAAGAGGTAATTTTTGAGGCGTTCTTATTATGGCTTACAAAGATTGGGTATCGCGGAATTGTTAGACCTTGTGGGCGCATGGAGTTCTACTGCGCCACAGTAAACAAAGCTTTTCCAAGAAACGTGCATATCACGTATGACAGGAAAATGAATAAAGCAGCTACCCAACTTTATAAAGAATTTGAAAATCATTTAAAGGCGTGATCATGAGTAATGTAATTCGCTTTAGACGAAACGGGCTTGCACATAAGATCAGCCCTCAAGACGTAAAACAAAGATTAATCAACCCAAGTAAGGATGTTGAACTAAAGAAAGCAGATCAATTACTTGGAATTGATTTTGAAAGCTTGCCACATGATGAGCTTTTAAAGTTGGCTAGAGCTGGAGCTATAGACCTTATAGAAACAGATGCTCGCTATAAGAAAACCAATAGTGCAACAAAACAGATCCTTCACTTACTTGGTGGTTTCTTGGATCGCCGATCTAAAGAGGAATGGAAGAAGTATAACGACTCCATGACTCTAGATTCAGAAGCAGCAGCAAAGGCGCGTGCATTTGAAGAAGCTAAAGACGTATTGCCAGAAATTGCTGGAACCACATTCGCAACCGTATTTGCAAAATAGGAATTAGACATGAAAAAGAATATTACTCGTGAAAATGTAAACTCATTTGAAAGCAATGTTGAGGATGTGGTTGCCTATCTGACAGATCTATTAACTACTGGTGAAGAGCCAACTGTTTTTGAAACTTTTGCAATGGGATGGCTTGGCACTATCAGCCCACGCTTTGAAAAGTTATTTAATGAGGCAAAAATTACTCACACAAAACGCCAAACATTCCCTGCTGAATTCTCAGCAGCAATGGAAAAGTATGAGGCACTCGTTAAAACCAAAGGTGAAGACTCAGAAGAGGCTAGAAATCAATTTATGAAAGCAATGCTTTTAGCTCCTGACTGGTTTAATAATATGGCAAGAGATATAGCAAATGAAATGGGCTTGATACCTAAAGAGGTGTTTTGTCTCGAAGACGGGACAAAGGTATTTACACCTGAGCAGGTAGCAGAGCATTTAGGTGTGCCAGTTGATGAGGTTATCAATCAAATTGAAAAATTGAGAGCCATTCAAACTGATCTAGATAAGATTGTAGCTGAGAGTTTTGCAGTTGTTCCGGCTGATCTTTATAAGATTCATTGAGGTGTAGCATGACTAAACATGGAAATAATTTTGAGCGTGCAGCTTTTGACGATTGGCACTTTAAAGACTGGAACGACAACTGCGGAAATGAGCTAGATGATGTGGAAGCAAGACACTTATATAACCGTGTCTATAGCAGTCCAGCAAATAGTAGAGAACGTGAACGTAGTTTCATAGCTTGGCAAGCAGCTACAGAACGGGCAAACAAGAAGCTTGAAGGCTGCATATTGGTACCAAGAACTAGAAAAGTTGTAGTGGCAATTGAAAAAATAGTTCAGCAGCAATGTGATGCCAGTGGAGTACAGGAACCGCTTCACAGATTGGATGGGTGGAGAATTTTGGAGGAAATTGCAGAAAAGGTTGAGGAGATTAAGTAATGAACAATGTATCTGTTTTTAACTTCAATCAAAAAGAAGTTCGCACCATCGTAAAAAAGGATGGTGAAATTTGGTTTGTTCTTTCTGATGTTTGTAATGTTTTAGAGATTGGTAATGTTAGCATGGCTGCCAGTAGATTGGATGCTGAAGAAATTACCCTCAGTACTATTGAGGGTAGCCATAGGCCTACTAATTTAGTCAATGAATCTGGTCTTTATTCTTTAGTTCTAACAAGTCGTAAACCTGAAGCTAGGCAATTTAAGAAATGGGTTACTTCTGACGTATTGCCAAGCATTCGTAAAAATGGTGGTTATATTGTTGGGCAAGAAGTTGATTCACCAGAATTATTGATGGCTAAAGCACTTCAAGTTGCAAACAATATTTTAGAGTCAAAAACAAAAGAGTTAGAGGCAGCAAAGTCAAAGGTTGAGTTATTAGAGCCGAAAGCGCAAGCACTTGAAACTATAGCTAATACTGATGGCACATACACTATACGCGAATGTGCAAAAACTATTAATATCGGTGAACGCAAACTAATAAGTCTATTAATTGATAAAAAATGGATTTATCGAGAAGAGCATGGACGTTTACAACCGTACTCAACAAAACGAGAGGCAGGAATATTTATCAATCGCCCATCACCAGTAATCATAAATAAAAATACTGGTGAGGAGAAAGTTCATTTACATATGCGAATTACAGCTTATGGGTTAACAAAAATTACTGAGTTGGTGAATAGCTGTAAACATAACGGAGGGTTTGCAGCATGACAGAGGTTAAATTTGTTTCTATGCCTGCCTCTGAGTTGGAGCAGTTAATAGAAAAGGTGTGTGAAAAGGCTGTATCAAAAGTTTTAGCAGCCCAAGGCGATGAGCTGCTTAACATTACGCAATTATGTGAACGTATACCAGGCTTATCCTACCATTCATTTAAGAAGTTAGCCAAAGAACATAGATTCAAAGATATAAAAGGCCGTTATTCGCTTACGGCTGTGAAAGCCGCGCTGCAATCTCACTAG